ATAGGAGTGGTGCCATGCCTCGTTCGGCATCATGGTACCGGAGAATCCCCAGTCGTACTGCGCCATCCTGTAGGTGATGGCGGCGTATTCCATGATGGTCTGGTGCACTATGCCGTAGTCGATGCCAGGGTTGCCTGGGAAGACGTGGAATGGTATTCCACGCTTCTCCATCTCGTCTGCAACGGGAGAGAGGTCGCGCCAGGAGTTCTGCTTGCCCCGTGTGTCCAATCCGCCGATGTAGACGACGCCACCTATCCTCGGAAGGAGCGGCTTCTCGACGATGGTTGACTCGCTGGCGTAGTTTGAGAGGATGCAGTATGGCTTGTCTTTGACATCCAGCCCTATCTTGATGCAGAAGTCGCGCTGCCAGTCAGAGATGAACACGAAAGCATCGGCGGCCTGGAACGCTGCCTCCTCGAACGAATCAGCTTGCAGTGGTCGTGCGGAGGTGACATCGTGTACGTTCATCAGCACGGGAGCGTCCTGGTACTCCTTCGCTATGACGACCGGCCAGTTCGGTTCGTTGTGAATGTGAATCAGGTCATATTGACCGTTATGCTTTCGAAACCACTCGCCCATCTCTTTCTGTGTCGCGCATCTCAGGGCATAGAGGTTGTCGTAGATGTATTCCATCTGCGGCGGTCGCATGCGACAGAGAGCGTCGTGTCCGATTCTCAGGGCTTCGGTTATCTTGCCAACCCTGATACACGGAAACTGACCGCTGACCATCAATGGCTTCATCGTTCCCCCTTGGTAACGAATGGGGCAGGACAGGAGGGGGTAGCCCGCCCTGCCCCACCGTTAGAGTGCCTAGCTAGGTGTCGTACCCTTCTGCTGCATCAGCAGACCGTAGGATGCGATTCGCACCTTCGAGCCACCGACGAGAGTCGAGACGAGTTCGTCGGCTCGTGCCGACGCATCCCGCTGTGCCTCAAGCCGGAAGTCGCGTGGAATCCAAACCCCTACAGCGTCCTTCACAAACATGAAGGTCTTGGTCGTGACAGCCGAGGTGATGTAGTTCGAAGTGTACACGTCCACGTCTCCGAAGAGAGTCTGGACGTAGAAGCGCTTCAGAACGTCATTACCGAGGTCGCCGAGAACCGAGGCGTAAGTCGTCGAGAGTGTCGAAGCTGCGGTGTAGTACCAGTTGTACGGGTGCACAACCGCATTCTTACGGCCAGGAACATTCAGGAGCTTCGCATCCAGAATGGACTTAGCCGCCATGTACTTCGTCACTGTGAACGAGCTTGCCGTGCCGGTAATCGTACCAGTCGTGATGCCGGTCGTGAGCGCACCGAGGATGTTGAGTTCCAGCCTACGGGCGCAACCGATACCATGCTGACGCGCAGCCTCTTCCTTGAAGCCGAAGCTGGACGACTCACGCAGACGGTCAGTGATGTCCGTACGGACACCGAACTCAGACGCATACACGATGACGGATGCGTTCGTGAGGGCCGTGGTGGTGGTGTAGTCGTTCGCTTCAGTCAACAGCGAAGCCGCTGCGATGACAGTTGACGGGTCGAAATACTCGAACTTGGCAAGGTTTCCCTTTACGCCGCGGCCCATCTCCGTGCACAACTGGCGCAGGAGACCCTCTTCGTACATCATCTTGTACGCAGGGCCATAGATTTCCCGCACGATGCCCTTAGACAGCGTGCTGGTGCTCATGGTCTTAGCCACGGACATAACTCCTTGTTGTCAGCGTGGCTGCTATCGACGTAGTTTCTTCAGGATGGCATGATACTTCTCGTCGGGAGACATCTCCTCGTTCTCCATGTAGTCACCTGCGTCTTGCTCCAGGTCTACACGGCTCGAAGGCTCGATGGAATCAATCCTGATTCCCTGGCCTTTGAGTTCGGCGATGATTTCCTCTTTCATCTTCTCGCGTTCGCTCTCGGGATTGAACGAACGAGCACGGTGGATGTCATACGCTGCGTTGAACGCATCCTTGAATCCCTTGCGGGAGTAGGTCTGCGGCTGGATGCCAGCCTCGCTCAACACTTGGCGCAACTCTTCCGGCTCGACGCCTTTCGATGATGCGAACGATTCGAGTTCAGATTCGATGGTATCTTCGAACAGCGTGTCGATGACGCTGATGCGCTGACCGTACTTCTTCTGGAACCAGTCATCGAGGACTTTGCTTGCCTCATCAGAGAGCGGCGGCAACTCTTCTCCCGAAGGTTCCGCCTGTTTCTGCGGCGCAGCCTCTAGCTGCTTCTCGCGTTCCGCGATGCGCATGTTCCATTTGTTCAGTTCGGCCTCGCGCTTCTTCAGCGCTGCTTCACGCTCTTCGTACTCTTTGCCCCTGTCGATTTCCGGTTCCGGTGCCTTTTCATCGGCTACGGGTTCCGGCGTCTCAGGCTCAGAGAAGAACTCCTCTGCTCCTACTACAGCCACTTCATCTTCCATTTCCATTTTCGCTCCTTCTGCTCGTTCCCTTCCTGCGTTGCGCCTTCCCACCAAGCTCCGTATCGGGTGGCTCGTGGGGTCGGTGCTGTCAGCAAGGAGTTAGCGTCGGTTGCCATTAGACAACGAGCATGGCACGGTCACGCACCATCTCGATGTCGTACTTGTGTTGTGAGGAGAGCATGAAACCGGCTGGACAGCGGAAGCACCAGTTGTGATTTCTCTCCCCGAAAGGTTCCCTCTTCCTACATTCGTAAATGGTATACTTTCCGTCCTTGTTCTCCAGCGCAACTGACCGTCTGTACGGGTCATAATGACCGCAGTACGCGGTCTCACCGTGCCAGTCCTCTGCTTTCACCCAGAGACGGCCCTGACGGGTGTCGGGCGCTACGAGCGGTGGCGGCGTGTCACTGAACATCGAGCACCGCCAGTAGGTCATGCGCCTTGAGGATGATGAGATGTTCTTCTTCAAACGTCAAATCCTGTCCGGCGTACTTTGAGAAGAGGACTCTATCCCCTTCTTTCACGGGTGCCTTCTCACCAGCCGATACGACCACCCCCTGTGTCGGACGTTCTTCCGCTGCATCTGGTATGACAAGCCCCGACTCGCGTTCCTTCTCGGTCGATTCGGGACGTACCAACACGGTGTCTGCTAGTGCTTTCATCTTTCCCCCTAGAGACCCTGACTCTGAAGCATCTGCATCAGAACGTCAGGTGGAACGCCTGTTTCCTCTGAGACCTGTTGTATGACGGCCATCGGGTCTGCCATACCAGGCGGCATCATGTCCTCTTCAGCGAGCATCTCTTCAGGCGGTACGCCCTGCGGTGGTGCCATCGGCGGCATGCCCTGCTGCATCATGGCCATGACTTCAGGTGGCATGCCCTGTTGTGGCATCCCCTGTTCCATCCCTGGCGGCATAGCACCCGCAGGTGGCATCTGCTGCGCCTGGGTATGGTCGGCGAGAATCTCGTCTGCGTGAGGGATATCGACGAGCTTGTACTTCAGCACGTCTTCTGGCGTGATGACGCCGTTGCCCAACAGCCACGCGACGCGCTCGTAGCTCTGCTGTTGTGACGGTGGGAGCGTGGACGACTCGGCGAAGGAGAGGTCGAACTCGATGTTCTCCTTGGTTATCTTGCCGTCCTTCTTCTGCTTCATCATCTTGCCGTTGAACTCTACTGGTTCGGTCGAGTCACCGACGCGAACCCACCACTTGAAGTCGTTCCACTGTGAGAGGTTGCTGACCAACTGACGACCGACACGTTCCAAGGCCCAGGTCAGCCAACGAGCGGCCATACGAACCCTCGTACGGTCGGACTCGGAGAGGACGGCAATCTCCTGCGCCGTCTTATTCCCTGGCGTGTACGCGCCCTTGGAGATGTCGTGCAAGCCCATAGCGTCGTCTGCGTCCATGTCCAGCATGCCGATGAAGTCGAAGACATGGCGGCTTGGAGGTAGCGGACGCTCGACACGGAACGGAACAGGGTCATCGCAGGGAAGAATCTGCAAGGGTGCGTTGGAGACCTTCGTCGGGTCGATGCCCGACCTGCGACCGACGAGAACCCATCCACCACCGGATTTCACCGTCTGGTCGAAGAGGAACTGCGTCATACGGTTGCGCATGACCGTGATGTTCAGGAGGTTCTGAACGTCACCGATGCCATAGAACCGTCCAGGGACGGGGTATGCGTGGATGGGGGTGAGCGGGAACTGACCGTGATTGTAGGGGTTCGGCACGTCCTCTAGTACCTGTCCACCTGCCACAACCAGCTTCCGGCCCCCAGGATACTTCTTCTTCTTGCCCTTGACCGTCTTCCCTTTGATGAGATTGTCGCTCTCGAAGTCCTCTAGGGAGTGGTCTTTGTACCACAGCTCGAAAACGGGCGTGGACTTGTTCGGGTCTTCGTTGTCGGCGTACCGTTTCCACTGCACCCTGTCGGCGCTGTTGTAGTGCGGTCGCCAACCAGGGGTGAAATCGTCGAAATCGTGGTCTGGATAGCGCTCCATGAGCGCACCGACCGTGGTGAGGTACTCGTACTCGATTCCACTCGGGTCGAAGTCCTCTACGGTGGTGTTGGAGTCCACTAGAACGGATTCTGGGTGCACTACCTTGCAGCATTCGCCCTTATCGGGGTCGTGATAGAGGTAGAGCCAGCCGATTCCGAAGGTTCTGCTCGCTTTGACCGCCAAAGCGGTCTTCTGCGGCATGTATTCCTTCTCCCACCAGTAATCCACACCGGCTTTGACCAGTTCTGCGAGTTCCTGGTCGCCTTCCTCGCGTGGACGGACGATAGGAGTCGGTTTGCTGTCGGTGATGAGCGTGGTATAGGACTCTACGGCGATAGCGGGGATGGGTTTAGCGGGCCGAGAGGCCCACGAGTCCATATCCTCCAAGAAATCCCAGTGATAGCCCCTCACCAGACGGTCGTAGTAGTACCACGGCGAGGTCAGGTCGCTGTTGGCGAAGGGATGGGGAGTGGCGATGTCGTCATCCCGCTGGTTCACGGCCCTCTCATGGAAGGTTTCGAGAAAGTCTATGAGGATTTCGTCGTGTTCTTTCACGATGCCCTCCCGTAAGGATTGAGGATGATGGGTTCATAGGTTTTTCTCAGCAAAGCGTCCACTGCTCCCTCAATCGCCAGGGCCAAAGCCATAACGAGGTCGTCTGTCATGCCCTTTGGAGCGCCTGTCGTACCGTTATCACGCACTTCGTAGTGCGAAAGTTCGGCTATCGTCTGCGAATCGTTGATGACAAGGCGCTTCTCGTGCAGCCATTCATCCAGTTGGTCGATGATTCTCAGCTTGGAGTTCGCGTCAGTCCAGAATCCGATGGTATCGACCTCATCATCTGAGAACTTCTCGTATCTCTTCCTCATGTAGAGGTTGGTGTAGCCCTCTTTCAGACGGTCTCTGACCACCTGACCGTGGAAGTTGCTCTCCACTGTGACGAATGCCTCGTTGTAGTACCATCCGAGCTTCTCAACCTCGTACGCGAGGTGCGCTGGAGTGATTTTCGTCTGGAGGACTGCACACTGTACCAGGGAGTTTCCGTCTACTTTGAAGCATTGTATGACGGAGTAGTCCCCTGCGGCAGCTCCACCAGCAGAGTCCACACCGATGACGTACTTCGCACCGGCTATAGGCTCTTCGTACATGCGTATGGTGCCTTTTGCTATGTTCCTGAACGACCATTTCTTCTCGCCGAGCTTCTCGATGAGGCCGTGACGCGGGTGAATCTGCCTCGCATGTATGTCCAGAGCCATCTCGTTCAGTAGTTCGAGCGAGAAACGGCTGTTGCCAGAGAGATAGAAGGCTTCTTGTTCGGTCGAGGGGAACTGCTGTTTGAAGGCGAACTTGTCTGCCTCGGGATTCGAGAGCAGGAACTCGTCTTCCATGCGTACATACCACGGTGAATCCAGCCGTCCCTCGGCCATAGCCTTCAGTTGGTCGCGTTTCGTGAACTCCAGAGCTGGTTTTCCGTCTATCGTCGCGTCTTCCAGGCGTCTCGGGTCATCTCCCCACCAGAAGAAGTGCGGTCGGAAGCGTCCCTGAGATGATTTGGCTCGCTGATAGATGTGGAAGAAGATGTCCTCGCCCTCGCCGTTGGCTATGATGATGGCCATAGCGCCGCCGTCGATGGCTGGCAGGAGCATTCTCCACTTACGTTCTTGCTCGTCGTGCTCCGTGAACTCGTCCAAGATGAAGTTAGCAGCCGCACCCTTGATGCTCTTCGAAGTGGAGGTGACGACCTTCATCTCCGAGTGACCGAACGACAGGCGCATGAGCGCATCGGAGCGGTCTTTCCGTCTCGTGGGGCCGCTCGACATCTTCCTGCTCTGCGCACGTTCTATCATCCACTGCGGCATGCGGTCTTTCGTCGCCTGGATACGGTCGATGATGTCTTTGGCCTTCTCTTCCGAAGCAGAGACCAGGAGCCATTTCGCGGCTTCTTTGAAGAGCACTTCCCACAGAGCGAAATGCGCAGAGAGCGTGGTGACGCCGAGCTGCCGCGCCTTCACCGCTACGGTGGAAAGATGCTGTTGCCACTCGGTGAGGAGCGTCCTCTGTATCGGCCAGAGGTGGAACTTGAATATCGTACCCGTGGCCTTGTCTACGAGCCATCCGTACTTGTCCACGAAGTACACGGGGTCTCTAGAGCACCTGCGCCACTCCAGCTCCCTGTAGGCTTCGACCTGTTTCTCCGTGCCTCTTCCGTGTTCCAGGTCATCCCACATGAGCGCTTCGATAAGAGCGTCTCTCACGGTTTCTTTTCCACGTACCGACCGGCTATCGGTATGTCGATAGGGTCATGGAGTGAACCTTCGAACATCGGCACGGAGACCTCGAAGTCACCCCTCGCGCGGTCGCGTATGTACCATCCGGCGCAGAAACCAGCGAAGAGGAAGACAGCGCCAGCGACGGCTCCGATGAGGATATAGGTAACGTCCATCACTTAGCTCCCTTCACTTTCTGCTTGAGTTCCTCGCGGCTCATGCCCAACGGAGTGACCTCTCGCTTCAGACAGAGAGCTATGAGGTCGTCATCGGTGAGGTCGGTGTAGTCGGGGGCATCCTCGTACTCCTCGACATCCTTAGTGACCTCTAGGAGCTTGGAGAGGTAATGGCGCTTCTCTATGCCCCTGGCCGAGTTGTACTGCGCCCACAGCTCCTCGTAGGCTCTTCGTTTCATGCACAACATGAAGTAGTCGTGCGAAACGTCGAGTTCCTCTATGGCCTTCTTCAGAGCCTCTTTGACGACGCGGTTGTTCTTGCAGTTCTTCACGGTGTTGGGATGCACGCCCATGACCTCGGCGAAATCCTTGTCCGTGATGGTGGCGGCACCGCCGTCCCTATGTTCCAGTTCTTGCGCCACCGCATGACGCACATACGCCTTCTGGAAGGCATTGAGCGTTGCTGGCATGTGACCCCCTACGTCGCTCGAACCAAGCTTCTACATCGGATTGTTCTGGTTCTCTCTTGTAGATGAGTGAGAATCTATCGGCCCAGATGAAGAAGTCCATAGCCTCCTTCATATCCATCTACTTCCCCCTTATCATCTTCACCCAGGTCGGCGCAGAGTCAGCGATGTACTGGGCGAGTTCCTCGTGCGTTTCGAGGACGTTATCGGGGAAGGAGAGCTGCACCGTCCAGTCATCCCAGAGCTTGAACGTCACCAGTGTATCACGCCATGACATGTCACGAACAGCGACTATCGAATCCGACCGTACCGAAGTATCTACCGTTATAGTTCCGCGCTTCTCCTGTGCTGGTGTGACCTTTATGTCACCGTACATCTCAGTACCCCCTTGCTTTCATGGGCGGCCACGCAGCCCACCCTTTCGCCTTGTAGCTGTTGGCAGCGTTACGCACTGCCCATTCAGGGTCAGTCCTCTCTTCGAACGAACCCCATCCAGAATCCATCTGGAACAAGCCTACGTACTTGCCCGAGCTTGACACAGCCTCAGGATTGCCCCCCGACTCTATCGAGATGCACAGAAGCGCCTCATCTACCGCGTTCGCCGGGAAATACCGAGCCACGAGCGAACGCCACCGTTCCACTCCCCTTGTCACACGCACACTCTTCACGGGTGGCGTATGTACGACCGTAGGTTCCTTGGGTGGAGCATAGATTGGCACGTTGACCGAGACAGGATGAACGTCTTCAGCCACGATGCCGTATGCAGGTGAGGTGACACAAACCATACCAATGAGGAAACACAGTAAGGGAACCTTCACATTCTCGTCCTCTCTTCGGCTACCACC